ATTCCCATTCCGATACCGAAATCATTATTGTTATTATTTGTTTTAAAATATGGTTGTCCAACGTTTTGTATTATATCTGCATTTATTCCCGTTCCAGTATCAATTATTTTAAAAATCAAATTTTTTGTTTCTTTATTATACTTAAGTTTTGTGAAAATTTTTGTTAGTGTAAACCTTATAATCATAAAAAACTTCCCGAAAGAAGCTTTTAATTGTTGTTTGTGATACAGAATGCGGGGGCTTTTTACTTCTAACCCTGTGTAGAAGGTACTTTTTTAATGTTGAGTTGTCTAAAGACTAACTCGAATAAGTGGTTAGATTCGTACGGTAACCCACTTCCTTCTATCTGTAGCTCTGAATTTTTCTTTATGTTTAAAATTGCTGAAAACATCCTTAAAAATCACAAACTAAAAAGGGAATAGACCGCAAGCGATTTATCACCCTTTATATTTTTATATGGTAACAGGTGCGTAACGCTCTGAACCAATAACACTCATCATCATGCTGTATGGACTCATGTCCTTACCACCTAACAAGTTTGTTAACAATGCTGGTGAGAACCCACTGACTAAACATGTATTACTTTCGTTGAACTGAACTGGGTTATTGTTACCATTTCTTGATTGGATATTCCAGTACACCAATTTTGGCATTGTATAACCAGCATCTTCGTAAAGCGTACTAATCATTTGTTGTGCCGTCTTGTTTTTCAGCCCTTTAACATTACCATCATTGAATTCCATGTCAGATAATACGAGTATCATCGTTGGCATTTCATCAGCTGAAACGTTTGAAGCAACAGCTTTTTCAAGTACCATACGGAACGCTGCTTCTAAGTTAGTATCATACCCGACAACACCTTGCATTTGTCTATATCTCTCAGAAAGAGTACCTTTAACAACTTGAAGTGTTGGCCTATTAGTGAAAGTTATAAACGCATCCTTAAATACACCTTCGTTTCTTTCAGAGATGTATAATCCCAAAGAGATTGCAACATTCATACAAGTTACATTAGGGTTGTTACCAGCGGGACATTGCATAGAACCAGATACATCCACCATTGGTAAAAGTCTCTCTTGGTTACCTTCCATGTAGTTAGGTAACGCATTCCATTGTGTATCAGCACCAGCAGCACTACCCATACTCATATTTTTAACGATATCGTATGGGTATACAGCACCAGCATTGATTTTATCCTCACCTTTATCAACCGCATTTAAGTATGCAGAGAATCTTTCGTAGTCATTTCTACCGAATGCTTTCATGTAATCAGACATAGCCTTAGATGGAATCTTTCCGTATTGGATTGCTCCAAACTCTTTAGAACACATCAATTGCTCTACAACATTAGTGTGACCCACCAACATTTTTCTGTAAGCCTTTGGGTCTAAACCTAAATGCTTTCTAAGAACAGATGCCCATCTTTTCTTTTCTCTGTTTCCAACGTTTGGTCTTGGCATCCACTTAGCAACCAAAGATGTTGTCATGATTTTAGATTCTAAAAATCTCTTTAATTTCCTTTTATTTTCACTCATTTCGTTATTTTTCATATTTCTATATATTTATTACTAGGCATCCACTTAAAACTATTACTATGGAAACAATACCTTATACTTATAAACTAATTTTCAAACTTACTGGTCAATACTATTATGGTGTTAGATACGCTAACGGTTGTAACCCCAATGATTTATGGGATAAATATTTTACATCATCTAAACACGTACATAATCTAATTAAAGATTATGGTTTATCCTCATTTGATTATAAAATAACCAAGACATTTATAAACAAAAAAGATGCAATTGATTATGAACACCAAGTTTTAAAAAGAACTAAAGCGGATGTAAATGGTAAGTTTATTAATAAAACCACATCAATGGCAATCCCATCAATGGATGGTTTAATCATAATCAATCACGTTAAGTTAAAATTACAAACATTTCATGACCCATCATTGCCAATACCAAAGGGTTGGGTTAGAGGTCTTAAAAAATCACACATAGAATCTATGTCTAAAGTTAGACGTGGTAAAACCGCACATAACAAAGGTAAAAAGGGTAAATCCACTGGACCATGTTCTGATGATAGAAAAAATAACATCAAAAAATCAAGGTTACAGACGGAAAAAATTGAATGTCAATTTTGTAATAAGTCATGTGACCCTGGTAACCATAAAAGATTTCATGGTAATAATTGTAAATTAAACCCAAATATTAACCAACAAGTTATCAAAGAACGTAGTGAAATTGCTAAAAAATCTTATTTAACACAAGTTAAAAATAACAATTTCAATAATGTTAAACCACCCATTGGGGAGTTTAACTGTCCTAGCTGCGATAAATCTATCAACAACTTAGGAGCGTTAACAAACCATCTTAAAGTTTGTCAAAATTAGCCAAATAGTGAATACATTCACCTTCACTAAGGTTATCAATATCACTTAAAATACTTTTGGCTTTATTTCCATCTTTAAGTGCAGTAGCGATTAAATCCAACGCATCTTTTTCAAGAGATGTTCCGATTAACAATAAAAGGTCATCCCATCTACCGTATTCAGAAATCAATGCAAGGTTTTTCTTAAGTGAAGAAGTATGCTTAGAACTAGCTAAGTAAGTAATAATATCTCTAAAGATTTGTCTCTCACCAGCACCACCTCTTACGTCTCTAGCCCAGAACAACAACTTAGTTGCTGTAAGTGCATCTTCCCCATAAGCTTTAGTGAATGTGTTGATAAGACGAGTCTTATCTTGACCTCTCATTGCACCAATAGTGAAGAATAAATCTACACATAAGTTTAATGAAGTTGAATGAGTTGCCATACCGTTTTCAGTACGTGAATCATTTGTTCTAATAGCATCGATTAATTTTGTCATAGCGTTTTTGTTTTTAAATTAATTATTTCGTTAACTAATTTCAGCGACTGCAAACATACATAAAATAAATTCGTTTGTCAAGCAATTTTTAAAACTTTTTTAATCTTTTTTCTTAAACCCCAGTATTTATGGAGGTTTAAGAAGGTATATTTTTTAATAATTTATTAATCTTTATTTTAATTACCGCCATTTCATTGGTTTCATCCTCTAGATAATAGGTCACTTCATTCCAAGTGCTTCTGTATTTTCCACCGAATCCTAACTTACCTTGGAATCTCCATTCTACACAACCATACTCATTAGTACAGTGATGATATATGAAATCATTTCTTTCCGATTTTCTAGCCCCACCCTCTGAGACTAAAATATCATAAATGGTGTTAGCTCTTTCTTCTGTTAATTGTTTTGCATCCATATTATATTTTTACAAAAAAAGCTCTAATAGTAGAACTAGTGTTCTGAATATTCATAAATTCAGCGTTAGTTATTTGACCATCTTGAACAAATGTATTCCCAACTTCTCCAGAATAGTGTGAACCACCAAATGGAAAGAAATAATACAAGGATAGGTCAAAGTTGGTAGATAAAGGCAACGAACTCAGTTGATATGTTCTAACGGCACCACCATTGATAGTGTATTCATTAATGCTAACAAAATTTATTGTATCGTTAGGGGATTCCGTAGCAAATGCCGAAACATATTTAGTTAATACCCATGTAGTGCCAACAAGGTCGTTTGTTGCGTTACCAGAATTTGGAAGCGTGCCACCATAAACATAAAATGTTGTATCATCTGGTGCATTATATGTATTTTCTGGTACCGTTTGATATTGCCCAAAATCTTCTTTTTGACAAGATGTTAATACCAACACTGCCAATAATACTATAAATAAATTTTTCATTTCTGTTGTTTTAATTGATTATATTACAAAGATAAACATAAAAAATGTAATTACCAAATTTTTATGCGATTATTAGTAAATATTTTAATTTTTTTCGTTTTTCTTCATCCAGTTCTTCTAATAGATATTCAAGTGCAGTATCACAACGACTACCTTCACATAAATTCCACTGATTTGTGTTAATTGGTCCATCAAAGACATGTTGTACACAAAGTTCACACATCCTTTCTTGTTGTTCGGTTCTTAAATTTTCGAATTCCATTATTTACACAATTATTCCTTTATTATTTTGCCAAGAGTCTACATACTTTGTTCTGTGATACGATGTTCGTCCATGTTTTATCAGACCCTCATACATCTTTGGACTACCATATCCTTTGCTTGAGTTGAATCCATAATGTGGGTATATGTCATGTACCTTGACCATGTAGGCATCTCGTCTATATTTAGCAACGATTGCCGCAGCCGCTATTGATAGGAATGTGTTATCACCCTTTGCTACAAGTTTATAAGGTATCTCATGGTCTGGGTTGTATTTGTTACCATCCATAAGAATAATCTCTGGTGTTTTATTCAACCCAGCTATGGTATCGTTCAATACTTTATCTAAAGCTGGTTGTGGTCCCATTTTATTGATGTCCTTAGCACTAATCGCACAACAACTAACCGCAATTGCATTGGCCATGATAAGGTCATAAGCTTTTTGCATCTTAGGTGCTGACTTACAAATTAGTTTCGAATCAATTATCAACTCTGATTCAAAGTCTGGTGGTAGTATTACTGCTGCTGTCACATAAGGACCAGCAAACGCTCCCCATCCGACTTCATCCATACCAGCAACTAAGTTTAAATTCTCTTCTCTTGCGTAATTTCTAAGCATTTCGTTCTTTTTTTAGTTTTAAATGATTCTCCGTTCTCTAATTTTTCTAGTTTGTAATTCTTAATAGTGCAAATATAGTGATTTATTTTGAATCTACCAAATCTTTATGGATTAATTCCCAACCTTTTTTCACTATTCGTATTGTTACACCTTCAATTTCAACTTCAATGATGTCTCTGTGTTCGAATTTAGCTTCTCGCTCATTTACCTTGTAAAACAAGTGTTCGTCCATTTTTTCATGATTTTCATCGTCTAATTCATAGAACAATACAAGACCTTCCTTGTGGATGTTTTCATTATTGATTAATTCTGTGAATGTTTTGATTAAATCTTGGTATGTCATCAACATTTCTTTTTCTTTCATAATTTAAAACTTTGAATATAATCTTGAAAAGAAATGTCTAATTTTCTCACCAAATGTTTTCTTTTTTATTGTGATTCCATGACCACTCTTTATCTCATCACCTAGACCACTTTTTATCTCATCGATAAATAATAATTTCTTTCTGGTGGTGCTGTTTCTATCTGCCTTCATTTGATTTTGTAATGAATTAACAGTTTCAATTCTCTCACCAGCTTCTTCTTGCTCTAAATGTTTAATAAATTTGGTTGTGTTGGCCTTAGCCTTAACTAATACCTCATCCAATTCTATTCTACCGTCTAATTGTCCCATATTTTATTAATTTTCTCTATTAAATTAGGAAACAGCGGTGACGGTAAGTCATCTTTACCAAACCAACCATAATCCGTGTTTTCTTCATTTAATTTAGCTATAAATTCTGATTTTGTAAAGCCTTTGTAATAATGAAAGTCCAAATTTCTATCCTTATCGAATTCTTTACTAACAAATTTATATTCCACAGTATTTGGTTCTATTGTGGTTTCTTCTTTGAGTTCTCTTTTAAGTCCCTCTAAGGGTGTTTCTCCTTCTTCGATACCACCAGCTAATAAATTCCAAGTATTACCACCAATACCACCACTAGAACGTAACATAAGGAATATCTTATCTGTTTTCTCACACGTTATGAGAACACCAGCAGCAACCTTTTTGGTTACCTCTTCCATCAATACATTTCTGACTTTATTTCTTATTTGTAGTTTATTCATACTCATAAATATTGACTAATTGTATTAAAATGACTATTATTGAATAAATTTATATTATGACAGAATTATTAATCTTTATCATTACAGCATATGGTGCTAGTAATATTATGGTATTCTCAACCATTTTTAAAAAATGGAGAAACTTCGTTGGAACCGAAAACGAGGAACCAAAATTCTTTGGTAAGTTATTTGGGTGTATGATGTGTCTACCTTTTTGGTGGGGTATTTTACTTTCGGTGTTTTTGTTTTCACCAGCATTATCAACTGGTTTGATGCATAACTTTGATGTGTTAGGATTCTTCTCAATTGATAAAGAACTTTTGGCTGCGTTCTTTGATGGATGTTTAGCTTCTGGTAGTGTTTGGTTACTACATACAGTTCAAGAGAGGTTGGAGGTTTAATCTTCTTTAGTATCTTGGTCCTTAGGCATTATAGAGATGTTCCATTTATTTAAGATTTTCTCTAATGTTATTGGTATAACAACAAATAAAAAAAAGCCCCTAATGGGGCTTTTTTAATAACTTCCTATTTTAGTTTCTTCACAAGCGGGACAAACATCTTCTGGATTACATTTACAAACAACATTAGTCGGTTCTTCGAACACCTCTAATTCAACCATTGGTTTACGTTTCTTTGGTAAATCAATCTTCATACCACCAACATTTTTAGTGATAGTTTCTTCTTTTGCCGTTAAATCATATGTTTCAAATTCATCTTCTATTTCACCTCTATCTTCTGGCTCTAATGGTGGTATTATTTCACCGTTTGGTGCCCGTCTGACATTCCCTTCTGGTGCTGACTGTTTTATAATTTCTGGTTCTAGTTTAGATTGAACAACTGGTTGTGGTTTGGCCACTGGTTGTGGTTTAGCTATTGGTTCTATTGGTTCTATTGGTTCAAGGTCGAATTCAACAACATCTAATGGGTCGTCCTCCATTGGTTTAATTAACTTCTCAGAAGCTAAACGAAATTGTAGTGTTTCTAGCTTAGATAATGGGTTATTCCTAAAAACATCTTGGAGTTCTTTAACCTTAACCTTTAACAGTTCGTGTTTCTTTTCTCTTTCGATATTTAATCGAATTACCCTTTCTACATAATCTAGAATTTCATCAAGACCAATACCCTCATCTTGAGTAAAGAACATGTGGTAGTTTAATTCTTCCGCATCGCCCTTGTTACTCAATATAACTTCTGATTTTGGTACAGTCCACCCCTTTGTAAAGACAGCATCAACAATGGATATACCACCTTGAAATCTAACACCTATTACATATGGTTGTAATGCATTTAATCTATTTTGAATATTTTTTGACATAAAACTTTTATTTTTTTATACTTTAATTAAAGTATGATTTCAATCCCTTTGATTAGGGATGATATAATATATGCAATAGACAATCCCAATAAAACCAACTGCATAGAATTTAATCTAAATTTCTGTGGTTGTTCTTCATCAGATTTGATGAATGAACCAATTAGGAAAAATACTGTTCTAATCACGTTTAAACCTGATAAGCAAAACAGAAGGTACAAGATTTTATTTAGGATTTCTATTAACATAATTATTTATTTATTTAATGCAGAAATATCTTTTCTGTATTCTTTTGCCTCACCGATAAGTTCTTGCAACATTTTTCTAATTCTTACACCAGCAGCTTTGTTTCCACCAGCAGTCTTAGTTACATCACCAGATGCATCTTCTAATAGTTGTTTTAATTTTTCAAATCTTTCCATTGTTTCTAATTTTTTATTTTATTATTTCTTTTTCAGTATCGATATATGTTTTGAATTTCTCGAATGCTGATTCAATTAAAGCAACCTCTTTAAGTAATGTTTTTACGGTTGCTATTTTATCGTTTGTTTCCAAACTCTTGTCGTTTATTACTCGTTCAATTTCCTCTTCAACCTTTAATTTATCGGCTGTCAATTCACTTTTTAAAATATCGAATATTCTCATAAGTCCAATTATATTAAATTAATATAAAAAATAAAGTCTTAATGGCCTTTATATTAAATTTTAAGGGTTTTTTCAAATATTTTATACACCTCTAAGAATGTGTCAACATCCGAACGTGTTTTGTTTGTTGTATAACTAAGTATGTATTTCCATAACTTAGTAAGATTGTCTTTAACTATTGCTATATCACCCTTGTCAGTAGCCATATAGAATGAATCAAGCATAAATTGCTCGAAATAATCAAATACCTCTGTGGTGGTTTCTAAGTGGATACCCTCTTTTTCAAAATCAGTCATAGTATTGTCCCAACACCATTTGAAGTGCTCGACTCGCTGTTCTGGTGTTGTGTAATGGTCTCCCATGTATGTATCCATAACTTTTATCATTAAACTTTGAACGATGTCCCCAAATAATTGACATCGTTCAAATTTAATGTTATTGGCACTGTACAACACATTCAGACTATTCTGACTTAGTGGTGTTCTAATATAACTCAAAAAATCTCGTGGTTTATAAATTCTATCATTATTCATACTTACAATATAATAAGTATTAACAAGAAATAAAGATTATAACGATTTTATCATTTCAACCATTTTTGGCTGTGGTGATAAATCTGCCTTATCCTTTCTAGTGTTGGTGTGGGTTAGCATTCCTTCTACCTTACCTAAGTACGCATCTTGACTAAATTCAAATGCCTCAGCTGGGGTTTTAGTTTTTAACCACTCCTTAAGACCTTTCAATATATTTAATTTTGGATGTCTTTTTGCAATTTCT